AGGATAAAGAGTTTTATAATGGATGTCTGTTTGTATAAGATAAAGAGGATTAGAAATTGTATAACATAACCAAATTTTACAAGGCTTTATAATGGTAAGGTATCTTTTCACGCCAGAATAAAGGATTATAGAACAAAAAAGGCCTACCCCACCCCAAAAATTCACGTGCGTCTATTATATATATATAGGGGTGACATATATTTACAAAAAACCCTATCAGCTAATCATTTAAAATAAATAAGAAAAGACTTGACAACTTTAAAAAAGTTTTGTATAATTATATATAATATATAGAAATACTATTGCTTGTTATTATTGTTTTTATTAATATGATAATAATAAATATAAAGATATACAATAAGGATATAATGTTATAGAAGTTATAGAACATATAGAGTCTGTTCCACACTTTGAAAACTTGTTAGACTTAGATTTAATGTTAAAGTATAAAGTTAAACAGAAGTCTAAACAAGATTTTCTTACGTTTGTCAAACAAATGGCACCAATGCTTGTGTCAGACTTTAAGATGGGTAAACATATTGAAGTAATAGCAGATAAATTACTACAATTAGAACGAGGAGACATTAAAAGACTAATGGTCTTCCTTCCTCCAAGGTCATCTAAGTCTGTTATCTGTTCTAAATTGTTTCCAGCATGGTATATAGGAAGGAATCCAGAACATGAGATACTTACTGTTTCCCATAGTGACCAGTTATCAAGTGATTTTGGTCGTAGTGTCAGGGATATTGTCAATACTGAAGAGTTTCAAGACGTATTCCAAGGAGTGTCCCTACGATCAGATGTACGAGCTGCAGGAAAGTGGAAGACTAACAAAGGAGGACAGTACTACGCTGCTGGAGTTAGATCACAGATTGCAGGAAGAGGAGCACATATTGCAATTCTTGATGATGTCATGTCAGAAGAAGACTCCTACTCTGAAGCAGGTAGAAGATACGTTAAGGAATGGTACCCTGCAGGACTAAGAACACGTATTATGCCTAATGGTTCTATACTAATCATCAATACAAGGTACCATTATGACGATCTATGTGGATGGTTACTAAAACAAGAGGACAATGCAGGAGATTATCAAGTTATTCCTTGGGATGTGGTACGTATACCTGCATGGTTAGACGAAGAAGCTGCAGAATTGCTAGATCTTCCAGTAGGATCTAGTTATTTTCCTGAATGGAAGCCAGAAGAAGTACTACGTATAGATGAACACGAGATTAAAGCATCTAATGGTAGCAGATACTGGAATGCTCTGTATATGCAGGACCCTACACCAGATGAAGGTGGTCTTATAAAGAAGAAGTGGATTAAATGGTGGGAGTATGATGAACCACCACCCTGTGATTTTATAATACAAACATATGATACAGCATTCTCTACAAAAACTACAGCAGATTATAGTGTTATTCAAACATGGGGTATATTCTCTATGTATAACGAAGATGAAGAAGGACATGAAAGCTATCAAGGGAATCTTATTCTTCTTGGTAACATTAAAGGAAGATTTGAATATCCAGAATTAAGGCGCATGACGCAACTATTGTATCAGGAGCATAGACCTGACGTATGTATGGTAGAGAAGAAAGCGTCTGGTCAATCATTAATACAAGATATGCGTAGAGCTGGTATACCTGTACTAGAGTATCTACCTGATAGAGATAAAGTCTCAAGAGTCTATGCATCTACACCTATGATGGAGTCAGGTAAAGTATGGCTACCTAAAAATAAAAAGTGGTCAGATGATTTACTAGAAGAGATGTTACGTTTTCCTAATGCTGCACATGATGACCAAGTTGATGCAATGACTATGGCTATACATTATATGAAAGAGTCTTGGCATCTACAACATCCAGAAGATCCTGAGTGGGATGATGAACCAAAAGAAAAGAAAGTTGCTTACTGGAGAGTTTAGTGATATAATAAACAAATGTTATTCTTTTCATTAATCATTATTTATTGTCTATTGTTTGAGGTTTGTTTACATGGCAGATAAAAAAGGATTACGTTCTATAAAATATGGTACAGGTAAGCAAACAGTACCTAAAAATAATATGACAATAGAAGATATTAAAAAAGCAGGGTTATTTGGTTTAGATTTAGTATCACCAGCATATGATGTACAAGAATATAAACAAGGAGTAGAGCAAACTCTTAGTGGAGATCTTTATGGTATACCTAGAGCAGCAGCAGGTTTACTAGGTATGTTTGTTCCAGGATCTAAATATATAAGTAAAACAGCAAAAAAAGCTGCAAAGAAAGTAACTCCTAAAAAATCTTATCCTGAACCTACTGATAAACAAAAACAAGATTTTTTAGATTATATAACAGATCCTAATGTTGGTAAATATTTAAAGAAACAAGCTTTTGATCCAAAAGTTTATCCATCTCTTCCTATAGGAAAAGAATTTAAAGTTTATCATGGAACGAATAAACCATTTAAAGGTGAAGGTTTTAGAACTGGTACAGGAGTTTTGTTTACATCCCCAGATCCAAAAATTGCTGATACATTCTCATCAGGTTCTTTATATGTTGATAAAGCAAGTCAGATAAAAGGATCAAGAACATATCCATTAAGAGTTAAAGAAAATGCAAATATATTTGATCCAACAAATGAAAAACAATTTAATGAGCTTTTAAAAAATAAAAGATTTAAAGCTTGGGTAAAAAGAAATAATAAAGTATACAATGATGGTGCTCCAGATATAGGAGACGTACCTTTAACTGAAAAACAGTTTTTAAAATCAATTAAAGAAAATAAATTTTTTAATCAAGGAGCAGCAAATTTTATTGAACAAGAAGATTTACATCCTATATTAAAAGATTTAGGTTATGATGGTTTTACTATGAGAGAATCAGGAAGTACAAATGTAGGATTATTTTTAAATGATAAAGGTACATCTCCTGTGTTAAAAACTTTAGATCAAAAAAAACAAGGTGGCTTAATAGAAAACTTTTTAAGAAGCTTAACATAATATAACTTGCATTTAATATAACATAGTGTTATACTATACGTATACATACGATCCTAACGTAGATTATTATAGAGAGAGAAAATAAATGGCAATAGAACAGAATCCTTTTGAACAAATGCCAGAAGAAATTTCTAACATAGTAGAGATGCCACAACCTGTAGAAGAAGGAGCAGAAGGTCCTGCTTTTTATCCTGAAGAAGATGGTGGTATGACTGTAGACTTTACAGAAACAAATGTAGAAATGGAAGCTGAAGAAGAATTACAAGAGTGGTATGGAGATATTACAGATAAGCTAGATGATGCTGAACAAGAAGAAGTAGCAGCAAATATCATAGATACTTATACATCAGATAAAGAATCTCGTGCTGACTGGGAAGCTATGTTTGAGAAAGGCTTTGATCTACTAGGATTAAAGATACAAGAAACATCAGAACCATTTGAAGGTGCATGTACTGCTGTACATCCAATGTTAATAGAATCTGCTGTTAAGTTTCAAGCTAAAGCTATACAAGAGTTATTCCCACCTGCAGGTCCAGTAAAGACACAGATAGTAGGTAAAGCTACTCCTGAAAGAGAAGATCAATCTAATAGAGTTCAAGACTTTATGAACTATCAAACAACAGAACAGATGCCTGAGTACTTTGATGAGATGGAAAGAATGTTATTTCATTTACCATTAATAGGATCAGCATTTAAAAAAGTATACTATGATGCTAATTTAAAAAGACCAGTATCTGAATTTGTTCCTATTGATCAGTTCTATGTATCTTACTATGCATCTAATCTACGTAAAGCAGATAGATATACACATGTAATATATAGAAGTCCTGTAGATATTGCAAAAGATATACGTACAGGTATCTATAGAGATATAGAATTACCAGTAGCAACTAATCCAGAACCTACATCTTTTTCTTCTAAGATGGATACTATTATTGGATTATCTCCTACAGGATCAAATGATCCACAGTATACATTACTAGAACAACATTGTTATTTAGAAATAGAAGAAGATTATGCTCTTCCTTATATTGTTACAGTAGAAGAGCAGTCACAACAAATTTTAAGTATTCGTAGAAACTATAAGAAGGAAGATAAGAACCAAGAGAAAATTTCTCACTTTGTACATTACAGGTTCGTACCAGGCTTTAGTTTCTATGGATTTGGTCTCATGCACTTTTTAGGAAACTTAACCATGACTGCAACAGCAGCTATGCGAAGTCTAGTGGATGCAGGTCAATTCGCAAACCTACCAGGAGGTTTCAAAGCAAAAGGTGTAAGGATTGTTGGAGACAATGATCCTATCAGTCCAGGTGAGTTTAAAGAAGTTGAAGCAACAGGGCAAGATCTTAACAAGGCTATAATCTCTCTCCCTTATAAAGAACCTTCCCAGACATTGTTTAACATGCTTGGCTTTATAACTCAAGCAGGTCAGAAGTTTGCAGACAGTACAGAACAAGTTGTATCTGATGCATCTTCCTATGGACCTGTTGGAACAACTATGGCATTACTAGAAGCATCAAGTAAGTTTTTCTCTGCTATACATAAGAGATTACACAAAGCTCAAAGAGACGAGTTTAAAATACTTGCACAGATAAATTATGATTATCTTCCTTCAGAGTATCCATACGAAATACCTTTCGCAGAAAAGAACATCTTCAAGCAAGACTTTGATGGAAGGATTGACGTACTTCCAGTATCTGATCCTAATATCCCATCAAATGCTCATAGAATGATGCTCTCTCAGATGGCTCTGCAAATGGCACAGCAATCTCCTCCTGGTATGTTTAACCTTGAAGCTCTTAATAGAACTATACTAAGTGCTGCTAATCTACCTAACTTAGAACAAATACTACCACCTAAACAAGAGCCACAACAAATGGACCCTGTATCTGATATAATGGCTGCAACTAAAGGGATACCTATTGCAGCATTCCCAGGACAGAACCATGACTCACATATACAAGTTAAGATGATGTATCTACAAGATCCTCAGAATGGTGCTAATCCTATTATGGCTAGATTAAAACCAATACTTGAATCTAATGTACAAGAACATTCTGTATTAAAATATCAAGAGCAAATGAATGGTATGGCAAGAATGGCTATGGAACAACTAGGTCCAGAGCAAGCACAGAATCCTTCTGTAGCAGAGTCAGCTATGGCAGCAGCAGCACAGCAAGTAATGAATGCTAATATGGCTGCAGGTCAAGCAGAGTCTCCTGAACAACAAATGGTTGCCCTAGAGACAGCAAAAGTAGAACTAGAGAAACAAAAATTACAAGCTACTATGGCTAAACATTCTGCAGACTCTGCATTAGATGCACAGAAACTAGAACTAGAAGAAGCTAAGTTAATGGTAGATGCAGGTAAATCTGGTCAAGCTTCTATAATGAAAAAAGAAAAAGGTGATCTTGATAGAGCAAGTAAAGAAACAATGAAGTCTTTAGACATTATGGCAAAGTCAGTTCTAGCAGATCAAAGAGCTGAAATAGATATGGAAAAAATTCGTGTGAGTGCTTTAGAAAAAGTATCTCAAATGGAGAATCTGGATGATAGACAAAGAAGTTTTAAACTTATTGATGTCATGTCAGAATTATTAAAAGAAGAAATGAAAGGAGATGATCAATAATGCCAATGGGAAACAAAGCATATCCTGTGCATAAAGGAGTAACTAAACGAGGTTATCCTACTCATGTACCTAATGGAGATGGAGGATCTTTTGGAGATCCTTATTCTAAAGGTATAGATGATGGAGCAGTTTCAGTTAGACCTCGTGTAGGAGTGCTGAATCAAGAACCTGACTCTAGCTGGAAATACCCAGCACCAACTAAAGGGAGAAGATAACATGTGGAAATCACCAGTCGTAAAAGAAGTAGCTGTAGGACTAGAGATTAACTGCTATGCATGTGCAGAGATTTAATTTCTGAATATGGATATATGGGATGAGGTCATTAAAGAATATAATAATGAACTCGATAAACTAAGAATAACTGTCTCTAGTGGACAAGCAGAAGATTTTGCTCACTATAGACAGCTCGTAGGGCTTATTCAAGGTATTGAATGGTCTCGTAATAATTTAACAAACATAATGAAGAAAAATATGTATGATGAAGAGGATGAATAATGCAACAGGCACATTTAGGTAAAACTATAAAGAATGATATGTGGATTACAAATGAAGAAGAAGAGACTACTCCAGATATCCTCCCTGAACTTCCAGGTTTTCATGTACTCGTAAGACCTGTCTCAGTAAAAGAAAAAACTAAAGGTGGTATAATAATACCTAACTCAACAAAAGAAGATATGTCTTATTTAACAACTGTAGGAAAAGTTATTAAAATAGGTAATCTTGCTTACAATGATACAGATAAATTTCCTAAAGGACCTTGGTGTAAAGAAGGAGATTATATTTGCTATGCTAAACATGCTGGTCAAAAGATACAGTATAAAGAAGTTAAGATGATTTTATTATATGATGATCAAGTAATAATGAAAGTACAAGATCCTAAATATTTAGATCCTACATTTAATTTAAGTCACTAAGTTGCACTAGAAATTTTTTTAGTGTATAATAACAGTATATACAACGTAAGTCGTATGTCTCGTAAACAACGAAGGATTAACAATGGACAATGAAGAGTGGAATGAAGTTGATACAGAAACTTCAGAAGCAGAAAAAAATAAAGTAGAATACGAAGTAGAAGGAGAAATAGAAAAAGAAGAAAAAGCTATTCCTCTAGTACAAGCAACAAAAGAAGTAGCAGAAACTCCTAAAGAAGAAACACCACCAGAGCTTGAAGGTGTAGAAACTAAAGGAGCACAAAAAAGAATAAGACAATTAGTTAAACAACGTAGAGAAAGAGATGATCAACTAGCTCAACTAATACAACAAAATGAACAGCTTAATAGTAGACTAAAAAATACAGAACATCAATTTAATACTGTCAATCAATTAAGTTTAAATGCAAGTGAAAAACAAATAACAGATAAGTTAGAACTTGCACGTAATGCTTATAAGTCTGCTCACGAAGAAGGTGATTCATCTAAGATATTACAAGCTCAAGAGTTTTTAAACGAAGCACAAAATGATTTAAAATCATTAAGTTCAACGAAACAACAATTTGAACAAAGACCTGTACAACAACAACAAGCTGCACAGCAACCACAATACCAACCTCAACCTACTGCAGATCCAAAGGCAGAAGAGTGGGCAAGTAAAAATGAGTGGTTTGGTTCAGATCAAGTTATGACTGCTGCATCTTTAGCAATAGATGCTCAGTTAAGAGAAGAAGGTTTTAGTCCTGCAGATGTAGAATATTATACTGAAGTAGATCGTAGGATAAAAGAAACATTTCCTCATAAATTTAATGGGGAAGTTCGTAAGCAGGAAACAACGTCAATTCCTGCTCAAGTGGTAGCTGGTGCATCACGTAGCTCACCAGGTTCTAGTAAGAAAGTTAAGCTATCAAGAGAAGATATTAGGATAGCTGGCAAATGGAATATACCCCTTGAACAGTATGCCCAAGAAAAACTAAAGGCTGATAAAGCTGATGGTGAGTATACAACAATTAATATGCAACGTGGAGAAAATAAATGACACGAGTTAATAGTACACGTAGTTCTGAATTGAGAGAACAAGAAGCTAGAGAAAAAACAGAGTATGTATTTGAGGAACAAGATGTTCTTCATATTCCTCAAGCAGCCTTAGATCGTTTCGCCAACGAAGGCATGACACCAGGATGGGTAAGAATGACCCTTAAAGGTGTTGATGACATAAAACATTTAGGCAAGAAGCTGCAAGAAGGATGGGTATTTGTTGATTTAGCTGAAGTTCCTGAAATGAGTGCAACCTCTTTCGTGAGAGAGGATGGTAGATATGCAGGTGTTGTCTGTCGTGCTGATGTGGGATTAGCAAAAATCCCAACCCATATCTATGAAGCAAGAGGTAAGTTTTACAGAGATAAAAGTAAAGCCATGAATGAAGCTATAGAAGCTCAACTTCAAGGTGGAAGAAAAATTTCTGGAATGCCTATCTCTAATAATAGTAAATCAAAAGTAGTAACAGGAAGACAGCCTAATTTTCAGGACTAATCTTTTTATTACGAAACAAAGGAGAAAGAAAGATGGCAGCAACTAATGCTCCTCGTGGTCTAGTACTTGCGAGAAAAAATGGTGCTGGTTCTAACTCTACTGGAATTACAACTATTAATTGGAATAATGCTCATTTAGCTCCAAGTGCAGGGATACCTAATAATTTATTTACAGGTGATCCATTGTGCTTTCAAACATCTGTAGGTACTATTGTCGCAGCGACAGTAGCTGTAGGTGTTAAGACTATGGGAGTTTTCCAAGGTTGTAGTTACGTTGATGGGACAGGAACCCAACAATTTAGTAGACAATGGACTGGTGGAATAACAGCTACTGATGTAAAACTTCATGTAGCTTCAGATCCTAAACAAACATACTTTATACAGATGGATGCAACAGTAACTTTCGCAGCTACTATTGCAGGTTTCCCTCATAATACTGCGTTTGTAGTAGGAACAGGCTCAACAAGAACAGGTCAAAGTGCTTATATGGCAGATGCAGATGGTCAAACTGTATCCTTTTCAGCTATGAGAGTTATAGATAGAGCACCTTGGGATACTGGTGTAGCAGCTTCTGCTACTGCAACAGATGCATTCCCTTGGTATGAAGTACGTCTAAACAATCATATTGATAACTTTGTAACCACAACATTGCTAATGGCATAAGGAAAGGAATAATTAAATGGCTATCAATAGAGCAAGTATTGCCAAAGAACTACTTCCTGGACTGAATGCAGTTTTTGGAATAGAGTATGGCAGCGTAGACGAAGAACATAAACCATTATACGAAATAGAATCATCAGACAGAGCATTTGAAGAAGAAGTACTCTTCACAGGTTTTGGTGGAGCACCAGTTAAAAACGAAGGTGCTGCAGTTGTTTATGATGATGCATCAGAAAGTTATACCTCAAGGTATACTGCTGAAACTGTTGCATTAGCATTCGCAGTAACTGAAGAAGCTATGGAAGATAATCTATACGACACTTTTGCAAAACTAAGAGCAAAAGGATTAGCAAGAGCTATGGGTAGTACGAAACAGCAAAAAGCTGCTGACTTGTACAACAATGGCTTTGTAACAACTCAAGGTGATGGTGTACCAATGTTTAGTGCAGCACATCCAGTTATAGGTGGTGGTACAGTAACTAATCTTACTACTGCAGCAGCAATAGCTGAAGGTACTATAGAAGCAGCAATCATTCAGATACAAAAAATTACTGATGATCGTGGCATTCTAGTAGGTGCTTCAGGTGTTTCATTGCATATACCTACAGACTTGATGTTTACTGCAGACCAACTATTAAACACACCAGGTGCTACAGCAGGTGGCTTTGCATTAAATGATATTAATGCTATAAGACATTTAGGTGTTATACCTGATGGTTTCTATGTGAACAGGAGATTTACAGATGTAAATGCTTGGTTCATTAAAACAGATGTACCTAATGGTACTAAGATGTTTAATAGAACACCTTTACAAACAAAAATGGAACCAGATTTCGATACTGGCAACTTACGCTTTAAAGCAAGAGAAAGATATTCTTTTGGTATATCTGATTGGCGTAGTTGGTTTGGTAACGCTGGAGCCTAATTACTAAATATATTGAGGAGAGTAGAAATATTCTCCTCTTTATAACATAAGGAAAACACATGTCTACAAATATTACAACAGCCTTCTTAGCAGGAGCAGATGGTTTAATTATAGCAGCAGCTACTGTAACAGCTAATCCAGGTAGTCTTGCATCATCTATGGTAAATCGTATTATAGCTATACATGCTTATTCTACTGTTGCTGGAAACATTGTTATAGGAGATGTAGCAGGAAGTAAAATATCATTTACAGTTCCTGCAAGTGGAACAGCAGATATTTATTTAGGAGAAACAGGTATTAAATGTAATGGTAATGTAAGTATTGCTACTCCTGATGCAGGTAGTGTAACTTTAATATTAGGATAAATAAATGCCTAACTATTCTTATTTAAAAGATGACATTGTAAATACAATAGAGAATGACTCAAATGAGTTTGCTACTCAAATACCTGTCTTTATACAAAAAGCTGAAGATCGTATAATGAAAGAATTAGATGATGTAGCTTTAGATACTTATACTGCTGTTACATTAACAGCAGGAAACCCAGTAGTAAGTTTACCTGATGGTGCTTTAATTGTACGTAATGTAAACTTTACAACAAGTGCTGCTGTTGTTACTCCTTTACTACAAAGAACATATGAGTATGCTATAGACTACTGGAACAAACCTACATCTGTAGGTGTTCCTAGATATTATTCAAGAAAAACAAATACACAAATTTATATAGTACCAACACCTAATGTAACTTCAACAGGTGAAATTCAATATACAAAACAACCATTAGCTTTATCAAGTGCTACAGGAACAAGTGCAACTATCTCTAATTATTTTAGTGAGAATTGTTATAATGCTTTATTTAGTGCATGTATGATAGAAGCTAATTATTTTATAAAAGATTTTCAAATAGTACAAACTTGGGAAGCTACATATAAAAATTCTATAGATGCTTTACGTAATCAAGCTAGACGTACTAGAAGAGATGATATGCAATCTCCAGCAAGTCCTGAAGGTGGACCTACACCAGTTATACAAGGAGCTAACTAATGTCAAGTAAAAAGAAAAAGCGTTCTTTAGTAAGTAAAGCACTTAACAATAGAGCTACGAGACTATTTAATTGGATCGCAATGGGTGACTTAATGGGTTCTCCCCCTGAGTCTATAGAAATGATGGGTAAATTATTAGGAATGCAAGAAGGTGGACAAATAAAAGTAAAAAGAAAAAGTTCTAAGAAGAAACCTAGAGGGTGGGGAGCTGCTCGTTTTGGTAAGTAGATCTAATATTAAACAACAAATAACTAAACCTGGAGATATTAAGATGAGTAAAAAAGCAGCTAAAGAACAAAAAAAAGGTCTTACTAAAAGAATTAAAAAAGGCAAAGCAATGGGAGCATTAAAAAAAGGATTTTTTGATGCATCTAAAGTAATAAAAAAAGGTCTTACTAATCCTCCAAGAATTAAAAAAGGCAAAGCAATGGGAACATTAAAAAAAGAAGAACGTAGTAAAGATATTAATAAGAAAAAAAATGGAGGAGGACTATCTCCTGTTAAAGCAAAAGAATTAAATAATATTATGAATGCTTCACAAGGCATTGCAGAAAATTTACAAAAACAATCTATGGTAAGTAGAAAACGAGGTGGTATCATTAATGGTAATGATCTTGTTTCTTCTTACTATGAATAAGGGGATATACTAATGACTAAAGAATTTATTACTGGAGGACAAGCTAGAGAAGAATCTAGTTTAGCAACTAGAGATTCTAGTGTAACAAGTGCTAAACCTACAGGACAAGGTTTTGGTGCAGCTCGTAAAGGACCTGCAGTTAAAGGACCTATAGATGCTGTTTCTGATGCAGACTATCCTCAAGGAGAATTATTTGATATAGGTGGTATTAAAACTTCTCCAGTTATAGGAGTAAAATAATGAGACTTTTAGCAGCAGGAGCAGAACTAGGAATAAAAAATTTTCCTAAAATAAAAGAAATTATTAAAGGTTTACGTTCTAATAAAAAAATAATTAAAAAAACTGAAGGGGAGATAAAAAAATTAATTAAAGCAAATACAAAAAAGAAAAAGTTTGCTGGTTTTAGTGATCCTAAAAAATTAAATAGTGCTAAAAAGAAACTAACAGAACTACAAGCTGCAGATAAGAAAAGAATTGCAACATTAAGAAAAGGTGGATATGCAGTAGCAGGTGTGACTACAGCAGGTATTGCATTAGATGCTCTTCTAGATAAAATATTAAAAGATAAAGGAACTGCTTCACCTGTTAAAAAAGATAAAAAAATTGCTTCACCTATTAAAAAAGATAAAGAAACTGTTTCGCCTGATAAAACTAAATCTTCATCATTAACAATTAAAAAAGGTGATACTCTTTCTCAAATAGCTAGAGCTAATGGTACAACATTAAAAGCTTTAAAAGAAGCTAACCCTCAAATTAAAGATTTAAATAAAATAAGTATAGGTCAAAAGATTAACTTATCAGCTAAAGTTGAAGATAGAAAATCTGTATACCAAGGTATGTCTAAATCTGAAATGGCTAGTATAACTAAAAGAAAAAAAGGTGGTACTATGAAAGATGTACCTTCTAACAATAAAGGACTTGGTAAGTTACCTACACCAGTAAGAAATAGTATGGGCTTTAAAGCGTCTGGTGGTAAAGTTATTAAAAAGAAATATGGTGGTCAAATAGGATTACCTCGTGGAACAGGAGCTGCATTACGTGGGTATGGTAAAGGCTATAAGTAGTGCCTTTTAAATCTAAGAAACAAAAAACTTATCTAGCTATTAATGAGCCAGATGTTTATAAAAAATTTAAAAAGGAAGAAAAAATGATGTATGGAAACAAAATGACTAAAAGATCTATGGGTGGTAAAACTATTAAAAAAAACATGGGTGGTAAAGTTATTAAAAAAAACATGGGTGGTAAAATGTACAAAGTAGATAACTCAGGTCAAATGATGGTACAAAGAATGTATGGAGGTAAAGTTAAAAATGCGTATTAAATTAAAAGGATTACTCTCAAGATTTAAAGAACCCTCATCTTACTCTGCTATTGCAGCAGTATTAGCTATGTGTGGTATTATGATACCAAGTGATCTATGGCAAAGTATTATCATGATTGGTTGTGGTATATCAGGTGCTGCAGGATTTTTAATAAAAGAAAAAAAATAAAGACTAATGGCTGTACGTAAAAAAAGTAATATGAAAGGTATGACTATTGGTGGTGGGCAAAAGAGACCTACTAAAAAAGGTGCTGGACTTACTGCAGCAGGTGTAGCTAAATATAGAAGACAAAATCCTGGTAGTAAATTAAAGACTGCTGTAACAGGATCACCTAAACCAGGAAGTAAAGATGCTAAAAGAAGAAAAAGTTATTGTGCTAGATCTGCAGGACAAATGAAGAAGTTTCCTAAAGCAGCTAAGAACCCTAACTCAAGATTAAGACAAGCTAGAAAAAGATGGAAATGTTAATTGGCAAAACTATGTGCAAAAGGAAAAGCAGCAGCTAAAAGAAAGTTTGATGTATATCCATCAGCATATGCTAATATGTATGCATCATCAGTATGTAGTGGTAAAGTAAAACCAGGTGGTAAAAAGAAAACAGTAAAGAAAGCTAAAGGTGGTGGCTTACGTAAATGGGTAGATGAAAAATGGGTAGATATAGGAGCACCTAAAAAAGATGGTAAGTATCAACCTTGTGGTAGAAAATCTACTAAAAGTTCTAAACGTAAATATCCAAAGTGTGTACCAATAGCTAAAGCAAATAAGATGTCTAGTTCTCAAAAAACATCTGCAGTAAAAAGAAAAAGATCTAAAGCTCAAGGTGTAGGAGGTAGACCAACAAACGTAAAAACATTTGCTGCTAAGAGTGGTGGTTCACTTCTTGTAGCATCTTGTTATAATTAAAGGTTAAAGATATGGCAATGAATGTAAAACATTATCTTAAAAATGGTACTCTTTATAAAAGTAAGTCTATGCATAAACATCCTAATGGAACTCTTATGACAGGTAAAACAATGTCAAAAAAAGCTAGTATATTATTTCATTATGGAAAACTATCAAACAAAGCTAAACAAAAAGCTAAGACTTATTGGAGTAAATAATGGCAACATCAGGTACATATAATTTTAATTTAGATATAGACGAAGTAATTCAAGAAGCTACTGAGATGATTGGTGGAGAAGAAACACTAGGTCATACACCTGCTTCTGCTAGACGTTCTATTAACTTAATGTTAAATGAGTGGCAGAATAAAGGAGTATTACTATGGTCTATATTAACTACTGCTGTAACTGCAACTTCAGTTGAGACTTCTTTATCTGACGAAATTTTAGATACATTAGCTGTAACATATGCAGTTAATTCATCAGCAACTGATATAGCTTTAGAAAGAATACCTAGAGAAGAATATCATAACTTACCTAATAAAACAACTACAGGTAGACCTACACAATATACAATTACTAGAGGAGTAAATAATATAGCTTTGTTTTTATATCCTACTCCAGATATTAATACTGGTATTTTAAATATAGAATGCTTTAAACAATTACAAGATGTTAATAGATCTGCAGGACAAAATGCACAAGTACCTAAAAGATTTTTACCAGCTTTAACTTGTGGCTTATCTTATCATTTAGCTATGAAAAGACCAGGTGTTCCTATGGATAGAATACAAATGTTAAAAGCAAACTATGATGAGAAGTTAGCCTTTGCTATGGAAGAAGATAGAGAAAGAGCAAGTATGTTTATTAGACCTAGGTTAGGTTATATTTAATGGCAACTAATCGTAATGCAATGGCTATGTGTGATCAATGCAGTTTTGTATATCCACATAGAGAAATGCAATTAAGTAGTTATGATACAGTAGTTTGTCAAGAATGTTTTGATGGTGCTTTTGATTTAAAGAATCATCCACAAAATAGAGCACCAGACGTAAGAGATAATCCAGCAATTCAAAATCCAAGACCTGATAATGGTGGTAGAAATGTTGAATGGAACTTATCTAATTTTACTTGGAATGACGATTCAGAGCCAAACAGAAGAGAATGGAATACAGTATGAGTGATCTAACAAATACTTTAATTAACAATACGTATAAAAAATTATTACAAGTAGATACAGCTACTAATGTTGGAGTAGATACTTCTTTAACAAATGTTCAAACAGGTGATGGAACTAATACTGCAATTAAAATAGCTACAAGTGCTGTGCAAGTTACAGGTACATTTGGTGTATCTGGTAATGTATCTGTTGTAGGTGATTTACAAATAACAAGTAAAGTATGTGCATCAGCATTCTTTGGAGATGGTTCAGGTTTAACTGGTGTTCCTACATCAGGAGATGTATCTGTATCTACTTTAAGAGTTACAAATAATGCATCTATAGGAGGAACACTTAGTGTTACAGGTGGTGTAGGTTTTAATAGTACTGCAAGAGTATCAGGAGCTGTTTCTATAGGAGGTACTGTTACTATAGGTGGTGCTGTAATGGTATCTGGTGGAGAGATAAAAATTAAAAATGGTGGTGCACAATCTAATATAAAATTATATTGTGAATCAAACAATGCACATTATGCAGCTTTACAAGCTCCTCCACATTCTTCTTTTAATGGTAATATAACAATAACATTACCAGTAAGTACTGCTACATTAGTAGGTACATCTACTACTGACACATTAACAAATAAAACATTTGGCGATAAGGTTGATTTTGATGATGATGTTTGTGTTAGTGGAAATGCTTTTATAGGAGGAACAGCAAGAATAGTAGGACTTACTTCATTAGAAGGAGCAGTAGTATTAAAAAGTACAGTTACAGCTACTGGTGCTGTTCATCTACAATCTACTGTAAGTATAGGAGGAGCACTTAGTGTTGCTGGAATAGCTCATTTTGATCAAAGAGTTTGTGCTTCAGCTTTCTATGGTGATGGTACTAATATTACAGGCATTCCAATTTCAGGTAATATATCTGTAGCAAATGCTATAGTAGGTGGAACATTAAAAGTATCAGGTGCAACAAGTTTAGGAGGTACGCTTAAAGTATTAGGTACAACAACTATAACAGGTAACACAGGTTTCTTAGGAACTGTAAAAGTATCAGGTCCTACAAGTTTAGGAGGTACGCTTAAAGTATTAGGTACAACAACTATAACAGGTAACACAGGTTTCTTAGGTACTGTAAAAGTTAGTGGAGCTACTACAATAGGCAGTACATTAGATGTAGCAGGTAATGCTTCTATAGGAGGTACTTCAAATATAACAGGTAAAGCAGAATTTGAAGATGATGTATCTGTATCAGGAGGTTTAGTTGTAGGTGGTACAGTTACTATATTAGGAGGTAATCTTCAAGCAGCTAATGCGAAAGTATGTGCTTCATCTTTCTTTGGAGATGGTGCTAATCTTACAAATGTACCTGCAGTTATAACAGGAAATATATCTGTTAATAATGCAACTATAGGTGGTAACTTATTTGTAGGTGGTACTGCTACTATTGTAGGTAATACTACATTAACAGCAAATCTAGGAGTAGGTGGTACAATTACTGTTGTAGGTAAAGCAGAGTTTGATGATGATGTATGTGTTAGTGGAAATACACAACTAGTAGGAACATTAAAAGTTACAGGTGCTACAACTGTAACAGGTAATACAGGTTTCTTAGGAACAATAAGAGTTAGTGGTGCTACATCATTAGCTAGTACATTAGATGTTGCAGGTAACACATCTCTTGGAGGAACAGTTACTATAACAGGAAATGTTATGGTATCTAGTGGTTTAATTGCTATTAAGAATGGTGGATCACAATCAGAAGTTAGACTATACTGTGAATCTAATAATGCTCATTATGCTGCTCTTCAAGCACCAGCTCACTCTGCATTCTCAGGAAATATAACTTTAACATTACCTGCAGTAACAGATACAATAGCAGGTATTGCAGCAACACAAGTATTTACTAATAAAACATTTGGCGATAAAGTAGAATTTAATGATGACGTATGTGTTAGTGGTAATACTCAATTAATAGGTACACTTAAAGTAACAGGTGCTACAACAATAACAGGTGCTACAGGTTTCTTAGGTACAGTAACAGTATCAGGAGCTGCAGGATTTTTAACAACTATGAGAGTTGCAGGTGCTACTTCTTTAGAGAGTACATTAAATGTAACAGGTACTACTACTATAACAGGTAACTCTGGTTTCTTAGGAACTGTTAGAGTTTCAGGTCCTACATCTTTAGAAGGTGCTTTAGTAGTTGGTGGTAAGGCTGAATTAAATGGAGATGTATGTGTATCAGGTAACTCTCAATTAGTAGGTACACTTAAAGTTACTGGAGCTACTACTATTACAGGTGCAACAGGTGTGCTTGGAAGTATGCGAGTATCAGGTGCTACAAGTCTAGAAGGTACTTTAAAGGTCCTAGGAGGGGCAGCAGCTGCTGTTTGTGCTACAGCCATTAATGGAGTGACCTCTGTTTCTTTAAACTTTGCTA